GACGACTGCCCCACCCCGCTCAAACGCCGCTACCGCAGTAGCTCGGCCGCCGCCAGATACCAACGCCGCCACCCCGCACCAGGCGCGCCGCTCTACCCGTACGAATGCCCCACGGGCGGCCACTGGCACCTCACCCACCAAACCCCCGAACAACAGGCGCGGATCGCAGAGCGGATCGCCGCAAGGGCTGCACCCCAGATGAGTACAACCAACGCACCCCCACCCCAAGACGTCTCGTAGAGGGCCAGGCAACCATGCAGAACACCGCGCGCTACAACGAACTCAACCGGCTCGCGCACGCCCTCGGCGGCAACGTCCGAAGGCCCTGGACACGCGCCGAAGTCGAGATCGCCCGCGACCGCACCCTGACCGTGCGGGAAGCCGCGCTCAAGCTCGGCCGGACGTTCAACACCGTCAAACACATGCGCCGACCCGACAACGCCCGCGCCAACGCGTTACTCGCGGCGGCTGAGGCGGGCGTCGCAGTGATCACCCAATCCGACGAGAGCTGAAGGCGCGCAACCATGCCCCGCGAGTACGCGAAGAACTGGTTCAGCATGTGGACCGACGAGGACTTCACCAACCAGCCGCGCTTCGACAAGCTGCTCTACCAAGTGCTGCTCGGGCAGCCACCCACGATGCTGAACTACGCCGGTGTGCAGACGTTGAGCTTCAAACGCTGGCGCAAGGCGATGCGAGATGGAGAGCAACTCCCCACCGAGTTGGAGATCAAGGCCGCCCTGGTGCGCATGGAGCGCCGGCGCAACGTCTACACCGACGACGACACCGCCGAGTGCCTGATCCGGTCATTCATCCGCCGCGACGAGGTGCACAAGCAGCCCAACGTGCTGCTGTCCGCACTACGGGCCGCCGCCGTCGTCGAGTCGCCGAAGCTCTGCGCCGTCCTGCTCGACGAACTGAAGAACCGTGTCGAACTCCCCGAAATCAAGGTCAAGGGCAGTAAGAACGAGGCAGCCGCGCAACGCCTCCGTGACACCCTGGACCACACCTACGCGGCCGCACTGAGCCATCTGGAGCGCCGCTCGCAAGGCTTACCTGAAGTCTTACCAGAACCCTTCGGCGAAGACTTCCCTGAACCCTTACCGGAAGGGTTCAGCCGACCTGCGGAAATAGAACCCTTACCGGAACCCTTACCCGAAGGGATCGGAGAACCCCCGGTTGTGGTTGAGGTTGAGGTTTCATCCTTACGAAACGTAGCTACTCACCTTGGGGGGGCGCGCGCACGCGAGACCACCGAACCCGACGACAACCCCGAACCCGAACAGTTCTGCGCACTCCACCGCCCCAACGGCGCCCCCGACATCGACTGCGGCCCATGCGGCAGCTACCGCAAGCTCCACAACCGCTGGAAGGCCAACCAAACCAAAACCGTCGACCACGACGCCGAAGCCCGACGCGCCGCCCGCGAAAACTGCACCCGCTGCCAAGGCACCTGCACCTACGAAGACGACGCAGGCCGAGTCCACAAGTGCGACCACACCCAGGCCACCGCCCATGCCTGACGAACCCCGCATGCGCCTCGGACCCGACGGCCGCGTCATCCTCGACGAACCAACCCCCACGCACCTCACCGCCGCCGAAATCACCAACTGCCCACTATGCGATGACGACGGCTACCGAGGATCAACCATCTGCGACCACATCGACCGAACCACCACCACAGCCCGCGGACTCGCAGCCGTACGCGCAGCCCTCACCAAAGCCACGCAACCACACCAACCAACCCCCAAAAACCCACCCACAAAGCCACCAGACACCCAAACGACACCCCTGTGACTCACCCCAGCACCGCCAATCCCAACCGGATACGCCAAACACCCCACCAAACCACCTGCACGCAATGCCAACACAATCCCAACATGCCCCCCGACCGCGCCCGCACCGACAGCCGAGCGCGCGCAGAAGCCGCGTTCAAACTCCAATGCCGAGGCCGCACGCTCCAGGAAATCGCAGACGAACTCGGGTTCAGATCGCGGAGCTCAGTCCTCACCGCCATCCGCCGTCACACCCTGCGAATGCCGCCGGAAGACCTCGAGACCAAACGCACCTACACCGCGGGCGCATACCGCCAAGTGACCAAGACGCTGTTCGAGAGCCTTGAGGCGGCACAGACCGCGGGTGACCACACGGCGGTGGCGACGCTCGGCCGGGCGATCGGGGAAATCCAGGAGAAGCACGCGAAGCTGATCGGGCTGCACGTGCCGGTGGTGCAGCAGCAGGAGGTGGACGTGAAGGTCGAAGTACGCACCTCCGCGACGGCGGTGATCGAGAACGCCGAGCAGGAACTGTTGGCGATCGCGGCCGGCCACCGGGATGCGGGCATGCTGCCCGTCCTGGACGTCGATGCCGTCGAGCTCCCGGCCGAGGTGACGCGGTGACCGCCCCGACGTCGGCGATCAAGGCCGCGATGTCCGTCGCGCGCGATCTGGCCGAGGGCAGGCTCGCCGTGTCGCAGTTGGACGACGAGGTGGTGGCGGTGTGCCGAAGCCTGTTCACCACCGTGGCGGGCCCGGACGATCCGCTGTGGGACACACAGGTCGAAGTCGCACGTGGCGTCCTGGCCGCCGATGGCATCCCGGTCGATGAGCTCGCGGAGTGGCTGGCGGTCACCAGGGCGGCCGCGGGTGTCGTGTCGGGTGGTGATGGCACGCCGGGGATGTCGGCTGGGTGGATCAACGCGCTGCTTGAGCAGTTGGCCGACGAGGACGGCGAGGCGGGCGACGCCGACGAGGACGTGTCGCAGAACTAGGGGACTGAGACGGCGGGGTTGGGCTGTGGTGGGGGGTGTGTTTCCCCTGGGTGAGGTGTCCCAAATCTCGTCTCGTATCGGTATTGCGTCGCGAAACGTTTTGAGATACGCTTGAGTCATGAACGAAGCAGTGACCACCACTCAGGAGATCATCGAGATGATCACCGAAGCCGGCCTCGACCACCACGACTTCAAATGCCAGGCCGCCGCCAACCGAATCGCCGCCGGCGACAACGCCTGGGAGCAGATCGCCCAGATGGCCCGCGGCAACATCGGCCAGACGGCCTGGCTCCGGGCATGGGAGCTCTCCGGAGTCCCGATCCCCGAGGAATACCTCGACGACGAGGCGGCGGCCTGATGAGCGTGCTGGGGCGTTATGCGCGCGCGGTCATCGCCGAGCGGGGCGTCACCGTCGCCGCCTACCTGACCCACGTCTACGGCTCGCCTGACTCTGGTTGGCATGGCGACCGATGCGGCTGCCCTGACGACCGCTGCCGCGATGGTTACCACCACGACGGCGGCGACGAGGAATGCGGCTGCCTCCCCGCGGTGCTTGACCAGATACTCGGCGAGGGCGTGTGGGCGGGCCTGGTGTCGGAGTGGGAGGCGTCGTGAACGTGGACGCGAAGCGGTGGCATGAGGCGGCGCTGTGCGCGCGGTCGGTGATCGATCAGTTCTTCGTGGAGATGGGCTACGGCACCATGGTCGAAGCGACCGTGATGGCTGAGCGGATCGCTGATCGCCTCGACGAGGAAGGCAGGCTGTCGTGACCGGGCAGCTGCTCGGCTACGCCCGGGTGTCCACCGATCACCAGTCGCTCGACCAGCAGCAAGACGCGCTCACCGCCGCCGGGGTTGATCTTGATCGGATCTACAACGACAAGCTCACCGGCGCCTCGTCACGTGAGCAGCGCCCCGGCCTGGACGGTCTGCTCACGTATGCCCGTGAGGGCGACGTCATCGTGGTGGTGGGTATCGACCGGTTGGGCCGCAACGCCGCCGAGGTGATGCTCACCATCCGCGACCTCGGCAAGCGGGGCATCGTGCTGAGGTCGATCCGTGAGGGCATCGATACCAGCACGGCGGCGGGCCGGATGATCGCCGGGGTGTTGGCGTCGCTGGCGGAGTTGGAGCTCGAGTTGCAGCGGGAGCGGCGTGCGGCGGCGATCGCGGCGCGGAGGGCGCGCAACATTCCGGTGGGGCGGCCGCGGGCGTTGCGGGCGGATCAGGTGGCGCTGGCGCAGCGGATGCGTGAGTCGGGTGAGCCGGTGCCGGTGATCGCGGAGACGCTGGGGGTGAGTCGGGCAACGTTGTACCGGACGCTGGCCGATAAGGCCGAATGACGTGCAATCTTTTTCGTCTACACAACTTGACTAGAAATCGTCTAGTGGTGTAGACTAAAGTCATGATCGCACCGGCACCCGCAAGAGAAATCATCAAGCAACTCAAGAACGCGGGCTTCACCAGCCGCGACGGCAAGGGCAGCCACACCATGTGGACCTGCGCCCACGGCAAGGTCGAGGTCTCCGTGACCACCGGCCACCGCACCATCAGCCCGGGCGTCCGCCGCCAGGTCGACAACGCGATCAGCCAGTGCAAGACCAACTGCAAGTGAGGAGCGACATGCACACCTACCGAGTGACCGTCACCCGCGATGACCGCTGGTGGATGGTCCACGTTCCCGAGCTCATGGGGCACGTCACAGCGTCCGGAGCGGTCAACGTCGGCGACGTGACTCAGGCCCGCCGGGTCTCCGAGATCGCCAGTCAGGCGCGGGACTTCATTTGCACCGTCACCGATCAGGCGCCTTCGGCTTTCGACATGGACATCACGATCACGGTCGACAGCATCGACGTCACCGCCCGGGCCGGCCAGGTGGCGAGTGATCGTGCAGCGGCGGAGCGTCATGCGGCCGCGGCTCAGGACGAAGCTCGAGCGTTGGCGCGTGAGCTCGCCAAGCATGGGATCGCGGTGCGCGACGTCGGCGAGGTGTTGGGGGTGTCGTTTCAACGCGCCCAGCAGCTGATCAGTGCATGAGCAACGATCTGGTGCTGTACCGGTTCTTCGACGCTGATGGCGCGCTGCTGTACGTCGGCAAGTCGATCAACGTGTGGCGCAGGTTGGGCGCTCATCGTCGAGGCTCGGAGTTCTATCCGGAAGCCGCCTCGGTGACGTTGCAGCGCGGGTTCGGCAGTGAGTCGGAGTTGGCGGCTGCTGAAGCGGCGGCGATTCGTGCGGAACGGCCGCGGTACAACTACGAGACCTTCTCGGGCGACCTGACCCCGGCGACGGAGGAACCTGCTGCCGCGCTGCGCATGGGGCGACCAGCCAAGGGGGTCACCCGTATCGGCAAGACGCCCGCGCTGACCATCCGGATGCCCAAGCCGATCCGCGACGAGCTCGCCTACCGGGTCGCGATCGGGGAGTCCGCTTCGGAGGCTGAGATCATCCGCCGGGCGCTCATCGAGTACTTCGAGTACCACCCCCGAGACCTGCAGGTAGACGGCACCCCGGCCTGACACCCTTGCCGCGTGCAGGATGTCGTCCGGTTGTTGACCGCTGCCCGTCAGGTGCAGGCTGTGCGTGGGGCGCGCCGGCCCGGGTCACCGGCGGAGCTCGCGCGCAGGTTGGATCCGAAGTTCCGTGTGACGCCCACGATTCGGCTGCTGTCCGACATCGCGGTCCGGGCGGTGAAGGGCACTGACGAACGCGACATCGTTACGACCCCGCCGCGGACCGGTAAGAGCCAGATGCTCGCTGTCTGGACGACCGTGTGGGCGCTGGGCGAGAACCCGGACTTGCAACTGGTGATCATCTGCCACTCCGACGATCTGGCGCAGGAGCATTCACGCAAGGCCCGCGAGATCATCCGGGAGCACGCGGCGTTTCTCGGGTATCGGTTGGCGTTGGACAAGACGGCGGTCGGGCGTTGGCGGGTGGAGGGCCGCGATGGCGGCATGTTGGCCGCGGGTATCAACTCCGGCGTGGTGGGGTTCGGTGCTGACTTGATGATCATCGACGACCCGGTGAAGGATGCGGCGCAGGCGGATTCGAAGGCGCATCGGGAGCGGGTGCTCAAGGAGTATCAGGGTTCGCTCGCAACCCGTGTCCATCCGGGTGGTTCGGTGCTGCTGGTGATGACTCGCTGGCATGAAGCGGACTTGGCGGGGTCGTTGTTGAAGCAGGAGCCGGGTCGGTGGCGTCAGACGAATGTGCCGGCGGTGTCGGATCCGAAGGTGTCGGATGCGCTTGGCCGTGACCGGCCGGGTGTGGCGATGGTGTCGGCTTTGGGGTTCACGGCGGCGCATTTCGCGGCCCTGCGTTTGACGGTGGGTGAGCGGGTGTGGTTCGCGCAGTTCGAGGGGATGCCGTCGACGCCGGCGGGTGGGCTGGTGAAGGCTGTCTGGTTCGAGTCGTGGCGGATGTCGGTGGCGCCTGCGCGGCCGGTGTTGACGGTGGTGGGTGTCGACCCCAGCGATAGCGGATCTGGGGATTCGTGCGGGCTGATCGCGGCGAGCTCGACGTCTGAGGGCGTTGTGGCGTTGATCGCGGACAAGAGCGCGCCGATGACGAGCGATGCGTGGGCGACGGCGGCGGTGGCGCTGGCGGTCGAGGTCGGTGCGAGCGAGATCGCGGTGGAGGCGTTCACGGCGCGGGAAACGTATACGCGCCTTGTCAAGAACGCGATCAAGCGCGCGCGTGAGACGGGGACGCTGAACAGATCGATCCGTGTCACGGCGTGGCCGCCGAAGGGCCATACGCGGGTGGGGGATGCGGAGGCGCGCAGCTCGGGGTTGTTGCAGGCGTTGGAGGTGGGAACGTGTCGGTTGGCTGGGTTCTTCCCGGATTTCGAGGAGCGGGCGGTGTTGTGGCAGTCGGGTCAGCATCAGCCGGACTCGTTGGCGGCGTTGGTGGTTGCGCATGACGTCCTGGTCCACGCGGCGGGGTTGGAGTGGGATTTGGCTGGCCCGCTTGAGGGTTCGATGGGTCCGGCGGCTCAGGTGGCGGCTTCGGTGTACGCATCAGCGCACGGGACGAGTCGCGGTTCGGTGACGGGTATCGACGATTGGATGCGTCAACGCGTCGGCTGAGCACGCTATGGTGGTGGCACTCACCCGGTCCTCTCGTAGGGCCGGGTCTTTCTCGTTTGAGACTTGGGCGGGTGCGGTTCAGACTTCCGGTATGGCCTCGGAACCGTTGATCGAGCTGTGCGTGGATGGGCGCCCGGTGATGTGGGTCCGTGAGGTGGTCCCGGGCGCCGACGTTGAGTGTGTGACTGATGGTTCGGGTCACTACGAGTGGCATCAGGGTGGCGTGCGTCTGGCGACGTGGGTGGAGCCAGCGGCGGCGGTGGTGTCGGTTCATCAGCCGTTAGTGGATCGTGCTGAGGAGTTGGCGCGGAAAGCCGCCGGTGATGTGTCGTCGTGCAGGGAGCGGGGGCAGCATCCGCGTTGGTCGCCAGCGAGCACTCAGGTGGTCGCCGAGTTGGCCGAGTTGGTGCGTGATCTAGCGAAGGCGGTGGCAGGGCGGTGACCCAGATGAGTTCGTTCCAACGCCTTTGGCTTCGGCTGGTCGAAGCGCTGTCGCCGTACCTGATCAGTCCGATTGGCACGCCGACGAAGTGGCGGTTCGTCACTGCGATGGCTGCTGATCGCCCGCGTCGCTTGGTCATGGTGAACCGTTATCCGCGGCAGATCATCGGCGTTGGGATACGGCTACCCGACGTCGATCTGTATGTCGCTCCGAGTCGCCAGCGGACGCATCATCCGTACCTGTCGATCGTCTGGGCGAAGCCGCACGGTGCGGGTCGGTGGCGTCGGTGAGCGCCGCCGACGGCATCGCGGAGTTGCCGCGCCCGTTCATGGTCGGCGAGGTGATCCCCGGGTATTGCGGTGGGCAGTTCCCCGGTACTTGGTACGACGACGATCTGCGCGTCGAAGCCGTCGGGGTCGATTGGATCGTGCTGCGCACTGACTCGGGTGGGTTGCAGTTCTACGCGGGCGATCACGCTGCTCTGCGGCGCGACGTCGAGATTGCGTTGCGGGACCGCGAGCGGGCAGGTTGACCTGCGGTGGTTCCGGTTTCGCGCACGAAAATGAGGGCTGTTTGAGACTTGAGCTCTGCGCTGTCACCATGAGGTTCGTGGGGCTGCTGAGCATTCGGGTGGCGTGAGTGACGACGCCGGACGCTGACGTCGACGTGCTGGCCCGCGCGCATCTCGTCCCGCATCCGGACCTCGAGCACGTCGCCAGCGAGCAGTGTATGTGCCGGCCCGCCCTGGACGCGGACGCCGACGTGTGGATCCACCATCCACTCGACGCTGAGCTCGCCGCTGCCCTTACTGCCGCGGATGATGATCGGTTGGGGCGCCGCCCCGTCGAAACCCGGTGGGAGATGGACGCGGGAATGGTCGCGGCTGTCCTCGCATCGCCGAAGTCGTCGCGTCGTATCACCGACATGCGCGCCGGGGATCGCGCGTGGATCGTCGCGGGCCTCGAGCTCTCCGGCGAGGCCGCTGAGCGGACCGCGGAGCGGATGTGGTGCAGCTTGCGGCTCATCCGGTCGTTGCGCGCCGAGGACGCCACGCAGATGGCCCGGCTGCTGCAGGCGAAGATTTCCCGGGAGCAGAAGGACCTGCGGGCTGAGCAGTGCGCTCACGGTGTGACGCGTTGCGAGCTCGCCGAAGCGCTGCGGGCCAACGCCAGGTTGCAGATGCAGGTCGATCAGTTGGTCGACCGACTCACCACTACCGGCAAGGTAGACACGTTCCCGCGCTGCGGTCACCCGGTGGTGCCGTACAACACCTACGAACACGACGGCCGCCGATGGTGCCGCCAGTGCCGCCGCGACAAGCAGGCGGAGCGTCGACGCACGCTTTCGCCAGCGGTCTGAACTGCTGTGTAATCAATCGGTGCCTACACTTTGAACCGTGCCTGCCGTCGGCGATCTCGTTGCCACCACGGATGGCCGGTGGATGGTCTACCCGCCGAAGTGCTGCCCGACTGGCCATGAGCTCACTGCGGGCGGCGCGCTCGTCGGGCACGTGGCCTGCTCTGGCCATGGCGGAGGCCACACCACTTGGACGTGCCGGGAGTGCGATCAGACCGTTTACGG